TCGTAAGTATTGGAAGAAGCGTTCTTATATTTTCCAAGGCTTTGTAGTAGATAATCCGCTTGCGGATGATCAAACTCCGGAAAATCCAATCCGTAGATTTATTATTGGTCCGCAAATCTTCCAGATCATTAAGCAGGCGCTTATGGATCCAGATATGGAAGAACTGCCAACAGATTATACTGCTGGTGTAGACTTCCGTCTTAATAAAACTTCAAAAGGCGGGTATGCAGACTACTCAACATCTAATTGGGCACGTAGAGAGCGTCCACTAGGTGATGCAGAGATGAATGCAGTTAACACACACGGGTTGTTTAATCTAAATGACTTCCTACCTAAAAAGCCGGGTGAAGTAGAACTTAAAGTGATGCAAGAAATGTTTGAAGCGTCAGTAGACGGTGAGGCATTTGACATGGATCGTTGGGGTCAATACTTCCGTCCAGCAGGTATGGCGCAGAGAACAGGTGATCCAAATACACCAGCTGCAACAACACCTGCTCCAACACCTGCTCCAACACCAGCACCAGAGGCAGCACCTGCTCCAGTAGCAGAGGCAGCACCAGAAGCAACTCCAGCACCAGCGGCTGAAGCGGCTCCTGCAGAAGGTGGTAATGCTCAAGACATTCTAGCAATGATTAGAGCACGTCAAGGACAGTAAAACAATATGACAGCTATTAACGAAACCGAAGCAGAGATTCACGGTTTACCTGTCAACACTTCAAAAGTTAATAGCTGTCACGCTTTTTAGATTAGGAGATAACATGGCAACTAAGGCATTTGACCCAACGAAGTTTCGTAACTCGTTGACAAAATCTATTTCAGGTATGAGTGCAGGATTTAACGATCCAACTGATTGGATTAGTACAGGTAACTACGCACTCAATTATCTTATCTCAGGTGACTTTAACAAAGGTGTACCGATGGGTAAGGTAACTGTGTTTGCAGGTGAATCAGGCGCAGGTAAAAGTTATATTTGTGCAGGTAACATTGTAAAGTACGCACAAGACCAAGGCATTTTTGTAGTTTTAATTGACTCAGAGAATGCACTTGACGAAGCCTGGCTACACGCACTAGATGTAGACACAAGCGAAGAAAAACTACTTAAACTAAACATGTCAATGATCGACGATGTAGCAAAAACTATTTCAACATTTATGACAGACTATAAAGCAATGGCAGAAGAAGACCGTCCTAAGGTACTGTTTGTTATTGATAGTTTGGGTATGTTGCTAACACCTACTGATGTTGATCAGTTTAACAAGGGTGATATGAAAGGTGATATGGGTCGTAAGCCTAAAGCATTGACTTCACTTGTTCGTAACACAGTTAATATGATTGGCTCACACAATGTTGGTTTGGTATGTACTAACCACACATATGCATCGCAAGATATGTTCGATCCAGATGATAAGATTTCAGGCGGACAAGGATTTATCTACGCATCATCTATCGTAGTTGCAATGAAGAAGTTGAAACTAAAAGAAGATGAGGACGGCAACAAGATCAGCGAAGTACGTGGTATTCGTGCAGGTTGTAAAGTAATGAAAACTCGTTACGCAAAACCTTTCGAAGGTGTACAAGTTAAAATTCCTTATGAAACAGGAATGAATCCATATAGCGGGTTAGTTGAATTGTTTGAAGCTAAAGGTGTTATTGTTAAAAGCGGTAATAGACTTTCCTATACAACAAGTGATGGCGAAGAATTACTAGATTATCGTAAAAAATGGACTGGTGAATTGCTCGATCGTGTTATGTCAGATTACCTTGTAAAAGAAGCTTCTGTGGTAAATACCTCTGATGACGACATCGAAGTCGATGTCGACGAACTACAACCGATCGAGGAGTAAACAATTTATGGATGAAAGTCAAATTGCTGACATCTGGATGATGTTCAAGGAATATCTTGACAAGAAGCATGTCGAAATGGCAGCTGAACGCTTTGTGGATTTAATGGCAGATTATGGCGTTAGTGATGAAACATTTAAAGATTTGCTTGGCACAGAAGCACAACTTGATGCAGCTATTCACTATTATCTAGATTTAGAAGAAGACAACGAAGACGATTTAGAGTGGGATTAATTTATGGGTTGGTATAGCGAAGTAAGTCGCGACATAAACAAAATACCTCTTGCAATACAGTACTTTGAAACAGAGCTAGTAGAAGCTAGATCTGAATGTAAACTTGCAGGAAATGTTGAAAAGGCAGCAGCAGCTATGCCAGGTATTGTTGAGCATCGCTTTAACCAACTACAAGAAATTGAAGCAATTCTAAACTATCTCAATATTGAGCTACGCAGATTGCGTAGCTCATTCTTCAAAAAATATCTTGAAAACTATCAACGAGCTCTGTCTAGCCGTGACGTAGAAAAATACGTTGACGGTGAGGCAGACGTTGTTGACTATGAAAAGATCATCAATGAGTTTGCGCTCATGCGTAACAAATGGTTAGGAGTCTTAAAGGCGCTAGACCAAAAGCAATGGCAGATAACCAATGTTGTTAAGCTCAGAGTTGCAGGAATGGAAGACGCCACATTGTAAATAACTATATGAAAATAGTTATAGTTACTGGAGGTTTTGATCCTCTACATTCAGGACATATTGAATATTTTAAGGCAGCAAAAAAACTAGGCGACGAACTACATGTTGGTTTAAATTCTGATGACTGGCTTACTAGGAAAAAAGGTCAGCCTTTTATGAAATTCAAAGATAGAGCTGCTATTATCCAAGAGTTATCTGTTGTTGATAAGGTAATAAGTTTTGACGACAGCGACGACAGTGCTTGTGGTGCTATATATAAGACTATGGCAACGCACAGCAATATAGAAATTATATTTGCAAACGGCGGCGACCGCACAAATACAACTACACCAGAATTTAAAACCTACGGAGATATGCCAAAAGTTAAATTTGAGTTTGGCGTAGGTGGCGAAAATAAAATAAACTCTGTAGTTGGATACTAGATGAATGGAAAACACAGAAAACAGAGCGCGATTGGGGGTATTGGCGTGTTCTAGATCATAAGCCTATTAAAGGTTATAAAGTTAAAGAATTAGTAATTTATCCTGGAAAAAGTCTTAGTGATCAAAGACATTTTAAGCGCAGTGAACAGTGGCATACACTAGAAGGAATAGTCAAAATGGAAACAGAGCGCAATGGTATACAAGACATTGTGCATCTAAAACCACATGAACCCCCATACGAAATAGGGTGCGAAGTGTGGCATAAAGCAAGCAACCCCGGAAAAGAAAATGCACATATACTTGAAATACAATGGGGCAGCGAGTGTATTGAAGAAGACATAGAAAGAAGAGATTAATGAAAGTATTTGTAGGTTATGACACCAGAGAAGATATTGCTTATCAAGTTTGCAAGCATAGTATTTTAACAAAGCAACCAGCAGCCGATGTGCGCCCGTTAAAACAACAAGAATTACGCGATGCTGGTTGGTATACTAGGTCTGTAGATAAACTCGCAAGCACAGAATTTACTTTTACCCGTTTTTTAATTCCAGAATTAACTAACTTTAAAGGTTGGGCTTTGTTTATGGATTGTGATATGATTCTAACAACAGACATAAAAGAATTATTTGATCAAGCAGACGATCGGTATGCCTTAATGTGTGTACATCATGACTATACTCCTAAAGAAGGAGTAAAAATGGATGGGCAAGTCCAAACTATCTATCCACGCAAGAATTGGTCAAGTGTAATGTTATTTAATTGTGCGCATCCTAGTAATGCTGCACTTACTATGGACTTAGTTAATAACCCAGAAATAAACGGAGCATATCTGCATAGGTTTAGTTGGTTAAAAGATGAAGAAATTGGAAAATTGGATCACACTTGGAATTATCTTGTTGGTGTTTATGATGATGTAGAAAAGCCTAAACTAATACATTATACAGCAGGCGGACCCTGGTTTGAAAACTATAGAGACTGTGAGTTTAGTCAACTATGGAAAGACGAATTGTTTGAGATGATGAATGGCTAAAGAAAAACCTAAATATAGAATGCACATAGAATATCCAGACGGAACTGTGCATAAAGGAAAAAAAGATTTTAGAGTGTGGACAGACTATTTAGGAATTTCTAATATAGACTTATCGGGAAAAAATGTTCTTGACGTGGCCACAGATGAAGGATGGTGGGCGTTTTGGGCAGAAATGCAAGGCGCTAATTATGTTGAAGCAAGTGATGTAGAAAGATTTGAAGATTATGATTGGGGACACAAGATAGATTGGGATTTTTGCAATAAACATAATCCAGATAGAGGCGGTAGAGATGTTTTTAATTTCCACCATAAAAATTTAAACAGTAAGGTAATTGTAAAAAAAGAAAGTATATACGAAGCAAAAGGAGATTTTGATTGGATTTTTGCCCACGGATTAATGTATCATTTAAGACATCCGTTACTTGCTATTGACAATATAGCACGTATTTGTAATGGTGTCTTTATATTTGAAACAATGGTCGATATACACAATGACCCAATGATTGCAGAATCCAAGTTTTATAGAACAACAGAATTAGGTCCGATTTCAAACTGGACAGGGGCAACTACTGCTTGTTATACAAGTTGGCTGAAAGATGCAGGGTTTGAAGATATTTATTTCACACAACCTGGGCCGCCGTTAGGGCCTCCGAGACAGTTGTTTGTTGGTGTTTTTGATTCTTCTTATA